CTGGGGAGGCGATTGGAATAAGAATTTTGAAGTAGATGATAACCAGTTCGATGATTTCCCTCATTTTGAACTATTAAAGGATTTTTAAATGGCGGAAGAATATGTAGACCCAAGAGCCTTTGGAACGCAAATATTAGATTATTTAACAGCTGGAACCTCTCCATCTGAATTTAGAGGTGCACACGAAGATATTGATAAAATAATTGCTAATGCAGATGCTAATACAGAATATGCTAAATTATTTGAATTAGACTATGGAACAGATAAAATGGCGTATTATAGGCATTTAAACCCTGCTGATAGCACAGTTTCTATCCTTACAGGCCTCATTAACGCATTAGCTCCATCTATGTATAGTGATGATGAAAGATTATTAATGAATGCTAAAATGACAAAAGATAGGCCATCTACTGTTATTAATGCAGCAAGAGGGTTAGCAGAACTTCGTAACATGCAATAATGGCCAATCTTAATCTTAATGGCAATGTTTCTAAGAATGAAGAGACGTTGCAGCTTGCATATAACGATTTAATTACATTTGGAAAACTATTCAGCCCTCAAGACTTTCTAGCCTCAGCTACCCCCGATTTCCATAGAGATGTCGGAAAACTACTTATAGATAAATCAAAACAGCAATTAGCGTTAGTTATGCCTCGTGACCACGCTAAATCTACGATGGCAGCTTGCGCAGTGCTTCACAGATTCTTATTTGCAACAAAAGAAAATCCAGAGTTTATAGCTTGGATTGGTGAAGCTCAAGACCAAGCAAGAGATAATCTTAACTGGATACAAAACCATATATATGACAATCCTGCAATACATTACTATTTTGGTGATTTAGAAGGAGATAAATGGACAAAAGACGAATTTACACTAAAAAACGGTTGCCGAATGATTGGCAAGGGTACTTCACAAAGATTAAGAGGGAAAAAACAGAACTCAACAAGGTACACTGGCATAATACTTGATGACTTTGAATCAGAGTTGAATACAAAAACTCCTGACTCTAGACGACAAATAAAGGAATGGGTGACTGCTGCAGTGTATCCAGCGATTGATTTTGATAAAGATGGGTTTTTGTGGTGTAATGGAACAATTGTGCATTATGATAGTTTTTTAAATGGATTAGTTACTAAATATAGAGAAGCAGTGCAAACTGGTGAAGAATTTGCTTGGGATGTATATACTAAAAAAGCTATAGAAGACGGCAAGCCAATTTGGCCATCAAGATGGCCTATGAAAAAATTAGAAGAGCGTAAGCAATTTTATATTGATTCTGGAACTCCCGCTAAATTTTATCAAGAGTATATGAACCAAGCAAAATCTCCTGAAGACCAAATATTTAGCGAGGAGGATGTAAACAATGCAATGTATAAAGGATTTGCAAGATATGATGCAGAATGCAATTCGTGGTACATCAAGCTTGACAATGATAAAAAAGAGTATGTTAATATTTATATTGGTGTTGACCCTGCTTCAACAGTTGGCCAGCATAACGATTATTCTGTTATTATGGTTATTGGTGTTACTGCTGAATTTGATTATTACGTTATTGAGTATTGGAGAGACAGGGTCTTACCCATGGACTGTGCCGACAAGATATTTGAAATTGCAAAACGATATGACCCGATACGAAGAATAAACATTGAAACAGTTGCTTATCAAGAAATGTTAAGAGACTATGTAATGAAAAGAAGTAAAAAGGAAGGGTTGTTTCTACCAGGCATAGAAAAAGGTATAAAAAATTACAATCAAAAGAAGAAAGATAGGTTATTTGAAGGGCTTCAACCAATGTTTAAGGCTGGTGCTGTTCATCTTAAAAAAGAAATGCACGAATTTATTGGAGAATTGCTTGATTTTCCTAAAGGAAGTCACGACGATACTATTGATGCTTTTTGGCTTTCAACACAATGGGCTAAAGGAAATCCAAAGGCTGGAACTAAAAAACGCATTAAAGGTAAGAATGGAAGATGGACCCGCCCTAGAAAAGTGTATAATTGGATGACGGGAGCCAGAAAATAAAAATTTGTTTATGAGAATAAATATACTTATATTATAGGCTATGATACCAGAAGATATTCGAGTAAAAGAAATAAGAGAGTTATTTGATAAATGGCAGAAGGCTCGTGTTGACTGGGATACTGCTGCTAGAGAAGACATTGATTTCTATTTAGGCAATCATTTTTCTGCAGAAGAAGTAGACGAACTTGATTCACGAAACCAGTCATCAATGCCAATGGATAGGCTATATTCGGCTATAGAGCAGTTTAAAGCTATTGTAACTTCTAAAACTCCTAAATTTTCTGTTATTGGAAGAGAAGATTCAGATAACAAGCTTACAAATGTATGGCGCACAATACTTGAATATATATGGGATATATCCGATGGTAACGAAATATTTAAACAAGTTGTGCATGATTACGCTGTTACAGGCCTAGGATATTTTTATGCATATCTTGATAGAGATGCAGATTACGGCAGAGGTGAAGTTAAATTAACCTATGTAGACCCATTTCGAGTATATGTAGACCCAAATGCACGAAATAGATATTTTGACGATGCATCAGGCATCATTGTGTCAAGCATACTTACAAAACAACAGCTTATTGACTTATATCCTCAATTATCTCAACCAACAGATGAGAGCGGAGAAAAAATACTTATTGACCAAATTGAAGCATTAAGTGGCGATGAAGATTATCCTAATGCTACTAATATGACCACAATGCAGTCATTTACGCCAGATAATACAAAAGATAAAGATTATGATGTAAATAAGTATAGATTGCTTGAATACTACCGTAAAGTGCGCGTACCGTACTATAGAGTGTTAGATACAAGAAGTGGTGATGAACGTATCATGACACAAGAAGATTTTGCGCAAATGGCTCAAGATAAAGATTTTGCAATGGCAATACAGCAAAAACTTATTGATTATGTAGAGGTTACTCAAACAAGAATTAAGCTAACATGCACAGTTGGTCAAATCGTATTATATGAAATGATTTGCGATACAGATATATACCCGATAGTTCCAGTTCCAAACATTTGGACTAATACTCCATATCCAATGAGTGATGTTAGAAAAAATAAAGCATTTCAGCGGTTCCTTAATAAGACAGTGTCTCTCATCACATCCCATGCTCAAGCTTCGGCTGGGCTTAAACTGCTCGTACCTCAAGGGAGTGTTAGTGATATTGAAGAGTTAGAAAGAGACTGGGCTAATCCTAATGCTACCATAGAATATGACCCGTCTTATGGGGAGCCGCACTTCCCTCAGCCTGCACCATTAGCAGGCTCTATATTGACATTGCCTAAAATGATTGAAGGATATATTGATTTAAATATTGGTATTTTTGAAATGATGCAAGGAAGCACAGAGGCTGCACCAAAA